CAGAAGAGTGAAGGCTTTTTCAATGCAGCAGGTGATTATATACAAGGTATAGCATCTGCACCATCTACATACGCAGGAATAGCAACAGGGGGTGCAGGAAAACTTGCGGCTCTTGGTGGTGTTAATTTGGCAAAAATGGGCATTAAGAAACTACTAGGCGAAGGCATAAAGAAAAGTGCTATTAGAGCAGGTTTGACAGAAGGTGCTATTGGAACAGGTCAGGGTCTTGCACAAGAAATGACCAAAGAAGAAACAGGCTATCAAGATGATATCAGTTATGGTAATGTAGCATTAACAGGTGGTATATCAGGTATCACAGGTGGTGTTATCGGAGGTGGAGCAGGCATACTTCAAACAAGACAAGCACTTAAAGCTGCTGAAAAATTAGATGTAGCTCAAACAGCACAGAAAACTTTATCTAAAAAGGCTAATGCAAAGGCAAAAGCAACCCTACAAAAAAATAAAAATTCAAACACACAAAAGTATATTAGTAAAAATTTAAATGCTCTTGACCCTGAAAAGGTAGACTTAGGAATAGGAATTGCAAGAGAAATTGCTGATGCCAAAGAATTAGGAACTCTCACAGGTAAACTTCCTACCGAATTATATGAAAACATTTCAGCTGCGGCATTAGATTTGGCGGCTAAAGGTAAGTTAAAAATAAATAAAGGTGATAGGATTACTACAGTTCTTCAAAGAGCTATAGCTGATGGTGATTTAAAAGTACCTGAAATAACAAAAATATTAAAAGAATATAACTTAACTGCTGATAAATTTTCTTTACTATATAAAGCTGAATTGTCTGAAGCTGGTAAAACTATGCAGGTTCAAAGTAACCTAGTGCAGACTATGCAAGCTAGTTTGAAGGAGTTAGAAAATGCTGGTGTATCTACTGTAGGTGCTCGTGAAGCAAAAGAGATAGCAGAAAATGCAAACAAAGGAACATTCTTTAAAGACTTAGATAGATTAAGATTAGGTGCTATGACATCTCAACCTGCTACTACAATGCGTAATAATATAAACGCAGGTCTTAGAGTAGCAGTGGATATGGGTGTAAGAGTAGCTGACAATATTTTAAATCTTAGAAATCCATTTGATAGTGTTTTTGATGTGGCTAAATATATGTTTAATCCATCAGAAGCAAATGTTACTAGGCAATTACTAGAAGGTAACATGCCTGACACAGCACGTAAACTATTTAGAGATGCAGCAGATTTAGCATCTACTACAGGTGGAGAATCTAAACTAGCTCAATTAGGAACTAAATTAAACTACTTTAACACTATGTCTGATAACTTTTTTAAACAGGCTATGTTAACAGCTTCTTTGCGAAGAAGAATAAAAGATGCAAATATCAAAGGGTTAGGTAATGATTTAGATGAAATAATTGCCACAGGTAAATTTAATCAAATACCTGATGACATAATGAATAAATCTATAAAAGATTCTTTGGAGTTTGTGTATCAATCATCATTTGAAGGTGCTGACAAAGGACTTATAGCTAGAAAGACTAGGGGATTTTTAAAAGCTCATAGAGATATGCCCTTTGTTATATCTTCTTTTATGCCCTTTCCTAGATTCGTAGCAAACCAACTAAAATTTTTATATGACCATGCTCCTGTCATAGGGTATATTGGTTTAGAAAATATAGGTAAAAAGGCAGGGTATAAAAAGGCTACTTTAGCAGGTTTTGCTGACAGTAAATTAGTGAAAGAAAAAGCAGCTAAACAAATAGCAGGTGCTTCTATGTTTGCCACTGCTTTAGCTTGGAGAAATCAACAAGGTGATGGGGTAACATGGAGTGAGTTTAAGGATGATAAAGGTGACATAATTGATGGTAAGGCTTTGTATGGTCCTTTTGCACCGTTTATGTTAGCCGCAGATATATACTATAGATGGAGCAAATCAAATGTAGGTGGTGAAACAGATATAGGGGAGATTGCACCGTCACGTGAAAACTATGTACGTGAAACATTACAGGCTTTAGCAGGGTCACAGTTTAGAACTGGATACGGTCTTTATGCCATAGATAAGATGATTGATGATTTATCAGGAGAAGGAGATTTTATAGGCTCTAAAGGAGAAAAGATATTAGGTGAATTTGTAGGTAATGTTGTTAATACATTTACTATACCACTATCTCCGTTTAAGGATATATATAGTCAATTTGATAAAGAATCACGATTTGTTCCTGAAACTAGGATGTCAGGAGAAGTTAATTTTCTAGACATAGTTATGAAAAGGGGTTTTCGTGCTCTACCTGATATAGGTCCTGAATATGATATGCCTTTAGCAGACCCAACTAAAACAGGCAGAGTAATTGCTATTAACCCACTAGAAAAACAAATGTTTGGTTTTACTAGGAGACCTAAGAAGAACACTCTACAAGCAGAAATGGGCACATTAAATCTTCAATACTATAATATATACAAAAGAGATAGTAATGACTTAATTGATTTGTACACAAGGCATAATTTAAGTGAAGGTGGTGCAGAAACTAATCTAAGTGAAAGAATGAAAACAGTTATTGAGTCTAAGGAATATAAGAGAAGAACTACCCTTCAAGAAAAAAGAGACTACCTATTATCTAAAGCTAAAGAAGTAACAAATCTAGCAAAGGATAAGGCAAAAACAGAGTTAGAACAAGAAAGTAAGGGAACAGGCAAATTAAGTGTTGTAAAACAGCAGATTTGGGGTAAGATACCTGAAAGTGATAGAAAAACATTAGACACAATATATAAGAGATTAATGAGAGAAGACAAACTAGCTTTTGCCGATGAAGGTTCACAAGAGATAAAAGATATAAGGTCTAACTTGAATAGAATGATATTAAGACCAAATGGAGAAGTTATGCCTTTATATCAATGGGCATTAGAAGTTCATAGTAGGAGACTTACAGACTGATGCGTGGATTTGAATTAGGAACTGAAACAGATAGAATGTTTGCTGATGCTGAACAGAAACGTGCAGAACGTGATGTAGGCAAGACAGAGTTCCAACAAGTTGTTGATGCAAGTGGAACAAAGCCAATGACTGCTGAAGAGTTGGCATACACAGGTGCATCCATAGCACCAATCACAGGCGATATAATTGCATATAAAGAAGCACCTGAAGATTTTGAACGTGCTTATGAATTACTTAAAAAGGGTTACAAAGAAAAAGACATTGTTAATCTAGGATTAGGTACTGCTTTTGCAGGATTAGTTGCACTAGGATTGGTTCCGGGCATTGGATTCATAGGTAGAATGGGTAAAAGTGCCGCAAAAGATAGTATAAAAAAGGCTATACAAGAAGGCAATTTGTCTGAAGCTGCAGATACTATGGTGAAGACAAGTAAAACATTTCAAGATAAAGCACTTGTAAATAAACAATCAGAAGCACAGCTTAAAAGATTAGCTGAAGCTAGAGAAGAGTTTAAAAATCTAAGTGCTAAAGAAAGAAAGCAAAAGTTTAAAAGACTTAATAGACCTGATAATATTACTGTGTATCACGGTTCTAAGGGTATGCAAGATAAGTTAGCTTCTTATAAAGACTATCCTAAAGGAACAGCTACTGTAGACTCAACTAGAAAAGATATGTTAGTTAAAGAAGGCTTTCAACCCTACACTAATGTTGAGGAAGGTATAGCAAAAGATAGAGGTACATTTAAAGAAGCTAGAGGATTGACAGCAGGAGATGGATATCACGCAGAAATACGTGACTCTAAATTACTATCTACGTCACGTGACCCTAATGTTTCTATGTCTCCATCTTTCACTAATCCTGACAGTATAGTTGATGCTGATAATAATATTATTTCTGGACCAATTATAGAAAATTTAATTCACGCAGAAATACCATATGACAAGATGAAAAATATGAAACCTGATGACTATATGGATTTGACTAATAGTTTAGCTAAAAACAATGAGATTAGAAAAGTATTGACAGAAAAGTATTTTAGCAAAACAAATAAAAATGAATTTGGTGCTACTATGTTACCGAAGTCAGGTCATGTAGAAGCTGAATTAGCTGTAGCATTTCCTGAATACTTTAAACCCAAATCTATATCAGACTTAAATCCTAAAGATGTTGACCGTAGCATAAGATATGTTGACAATAAAAGAGGTGAGTTAAAAAGTCCGGCTGAAATGTTTGAAGGTAAAGATATAGGTAAATTAGATACTCCTGAAAAGATTAAAGCAGCTAAAATAGCATTTGAGAAAGCTGATACTTTTTTTGAAAGAATTGGTTCAGGAAAAGGCAGTGACCTAGATAAAGCAATATTTCCTACACAAAATAAAATATCTAAAGAAGAAGCAGTAATCAGTAGAAACAAAGCCTATACTAATATTAAAGATACATTGTCTAGCATGGCTGAATTAGCTAAATATACTAGTGAGTTTGGTGCTAGGGGTTCGTATGATAAATTTTTACAGAAGATGGGAACTTATGCATATGAATTTGACAAACTAGCAGACAAGTTTCCTGAAGGCACAGAAAAATACACTAATCTAAAAGTGCTATCTACTTTAGCAGATTTTGGATTTTATAGTGGTCCTCTAGGGATGTCAAATATGCGTAAAGGATTTAGTGCTAAAAAAGCCTTGAACAATGTGTCTGATAAAATAAAGAAAAAAGAAATAGGCACAGGTTTAACTGCCAATAAACAAATAAAAGAATTTTTAACACAAGACCAAAATCTTATGTCACCTAAATCAACAAAAGGTATGACTAGTTTAAATAAAACATATAAAGAACTAAAACCACGAGAAGCGAAAGAGATGATATTAGAATTAACTAATCGCTTCAATCGTGGTGGTTTAGTTGAACAAAAAGGTTTAATGGCACGTAACTAACGATTATCGCCTGACCCATGTAATGTTCCACGTTCTTTCCTACTATGTAACTTCTTCAAGTTTTCTTTCAGAATATCATTCAATGGTACACCAACTTCTTTTGCCATCATAGCACAATACCAAATTACGTCACCTATCTCTGATGCTATGGCAATCTTCTTCATTTCAAAGCCTTCAACATCTTCCCCATCACGTATAAGTTTCTTTACCTTGCCTGCTACTTCCCCTGCTTCACTTGTCATACCTAATGCTAGGTATTCCAATGCTTTTTCTTTAGGGAAGATAGCAGTTTGACCTGCCAAGTCTTCGTATTTGTCAGGGGTTAATAATTCATTTATAAATAACTTATCCTTCATGTACTTCCTCGCTTCTTCTTCTAGCTTCATCCCTTTGTACCTTTTCTAACTGATTAAAATACGCAGTGTTGTAACCACGTTGCCATTCCTTTCTTTCTAGTTCGTTTGATTTCTTAGATGGTGACGCAAGTATTACTCTTGCATTACCTACCTTACGTGTATAAGGTCTACTATTAAAAGATGCATAACCTCTATCAAACATGTGTTTAATAATATGTTGAGGTCTCTTATTCTTCATACTTCTTCTCCTCTTTATTGAATATTGCATTTAAATCTTCTAAGTCTTCAACGTAAAACCATTCTCCTTTTTTATTGTACTTCTTTTTTACTAATAATTTATGGATACTTCTTTCAGCCACATGACGATTAGGAACTTTGTAAAACATAACTAGCTCATAGTTTCTAAAAGGTGAGCCTGTTTGATAGGCATTTAATCTATCTTCAGCATTAACTGCCTTACCAATCTTGTACCAATTAATCCAAGCTGTATTTGCTATGGCATATATTTCTCCTTCTTTTGTCTGTTCTATCTTTTGATGTGACCATGCATCATCTAGAGACTTGTATCTACCCGGCTTATGCAAGGGATTGGACTTAGGTATGTATTTACCATTGACAAACATTCTAGTTGTATTCTTACGTACATAAGAAGCTAACCTCTCTCGTCTGCCTGATGGTCTCACATACCATAGTTCTCCATCCTCAAATGTAGCAGGTGTTCTTAAACTATCGGTTAAGTCCATTGTATCTCCTATTTACTTTTAGTTTCTTTAGTCTTTTCTTCCTGCTGTGGAGGTCTCTCAAAGAATCTAACTAGATTATTTAGTTTACCATTCTCATGTTCTAATGCAGATAACTCTTTTTCTATAGTCTCCACAATAGTGGGATGGTCTCCTATACCTACAGGATTAGTCATCATGGCTTCTATGTTAGCTATATGACCATTTATCTGTCCTGATATCTTACTCTTTAATGCTTGTAATATCATTTCTCTCATTTTATACTCCTTTTTGGTTTTGGTTTTAAATGTAAAAACTCTCGTATATGTAGCTTTCTACCACGAAAGAAAACTATTAAGTTTATTGTCGTATTGATAGTGATGGCAATGAGTAACCACCACTGCCACCATAATATTTCATTTGTAGATTCTAACATTAACTAGCCTGTATGTCAACCATCTCACACGCATCTGCTGTGCAAGCTAATTCCCTTCCACCACTAGTTGTGTCCTCTTTCTCATAGTCTGCTAACTTAGACCAATCAATAGACTCAGGCATCTCATGTGATAATGCATAATACTTTACTTCATCTATATCTTGATAGGGTGCTTGAGCATACGTATGGTCACTGAAGGGCAGGAAAGATATACCTGATACTTCATCAAAGTTATCATATACCCATGCTCCCACTCTCATCCATTCATCTTCCTTAACAGACACAGTAACAGAAGGCTTGTGCTCACACCAATGTCTTTGGAACATAAGCCAATACTCTAACTGTTCAATGGCAGACATTTCCGTTCTAGTAACAGCACCTGAAGGTGACTTCATGGGAAAGCTAAATACAGTAGTGCTATCAGGCTTCATAACGTCAGGCTCACTAGGTATGCCACTATCTTTCATAAACTGTGTAATAGGGTCTTTGTTATCCCCACGTACAGTCCTAATGTAGTAGTCATTATGCCTAGCATGAATACCTGAAGCACTATCAACTAATTGACTAACTGTACCACTAGGTTTAACACAAGTGATTGCAGTTGACTGTGATATGCCTAAATCTTTAGCCATCTTCTTATTAGTTTCTACTGCTACATCTCTTAATATGGTTAATATTTCTTCTGTCCATATATTAGTATCTAGTATACCTGTTAGGGAAACTCCTAATAGCCTTTCTTCTTCTGTATTATCTTTCCATACCTTACGTAGATACTTAAAGTTAGTTAGAGTAGATTGAAATGTACCAAGTATTGTAGCTATACGTACTTTTTCTTTTAGGGATACTAGGTCATCTGTGGCTCTACACACAACCTCTGTAAGATTACAGAACTGATATGGTCTAAGTATAATCTCACAACATGGGTTACAACCAAAATAGTGGTCAGCATCTCGCCTACCATTCTCTAGTGCTTTAACCTTGGCGGCTTGTCTATTAAATATGCCACGTTCTCCTGACTTAGATTCATATAAGGATGTCCATTCTCTCATAAATGTACCCATCTCAGGCTTACCTTTAAATGCGACAGAGTTATTAGCTAGTGCTCTCTGCCCTTCATTCTCCCACCATTGACCTGACTTAGCATGACGCATTTGGTCATCACCTAAGTTAGACAATGATATAAGAGCAGACCTACGTACACCACCAACAACTACAACCTCACCAATCTTGCACATAATATCATGGCACTCAATAGGAAACAATCGTCTGCCTTTAGCACCCTTGAACTTCTGTATACAAAAATGAAATAATTCAACTAACGGTGCAGGTCCTGATGCTCTACCACCAAATGTCTTTAGTCTTGCACCTGCTGGTCTGACCTGTGACACATCCCAAGTAGGTACTTGTCCTACGTATAACATAGCTATAAGTTCTCTCAATGCTTTTGCCCAACCGGGTCGGCTGTCACCTACAGTGATGATAGTAGTGCTGTCCTCAAAGTGTTCATTGACTATGGGTAGCTTATCTACATTTTCTCTTTCAACAGAAAAGCCTACACCTGTGCCACACATAAGTATGTACATACATTCATCGAATGAACGTGGACTATCTACAGGTATATAGCTACAGTTGTAGCCACCTACGTGACATCTATCTAAAGCAGGTCCTGCTGTCATTAATGCTCTCATACTAGGCATGACACCTAAGTTCATTATCTGACTAGTCATTTTTTCTTTCAAAGCCTTAGTTACAGTATAATTATAATTTTTATCAAGGTGATTATCCATATACTGAAAGTATCTGTCTACGGTTTCTCCCCAATTCTCTCTACGTTGCTCATCATCTTTCCACCTTGCATAGCGAGACAGTGCTATGAAGTTCTGATAGTCAGTTGGCAAATAATTACTTAGCATTTTCTACTCCATTAATACTTTCATGTTTTTAACTTTAACACCTTCTAAATCGTGAAATAATTCATTCATATAGTCTTCAAAATCTTCAGTAACATCCCCATCTGAAGGTATGGGATAATCTTCAGGGTCTACCTCAAGGGTAAGCATGATTTTAACTTTTATCATCGTAGACCTCTATAAGTTTATTAAGATACCATCGTGCCTTTTCTAAATCCTCAACACCATTCTTGTATTCATATCGCCATATATATTTTAATATGTTTCCTTGTAAATAATATTTGAAACCTTCATTTGTTGCAGCACCAATAGCATCAATAGTTTCAATACCTGCTTTATTATAGTGAATAGGATGATTTACCATATCTTCCATCTCTGCTTTTTTTGCCATCATTTTCATATACTCCATGTGTCTTAGCATTACGCACTGCCTTCAGTGTCTGCATCAAAAGACAATACCACAACATTGTCATGTCTGTCAACTACTTTTGCTTTTTTCTTTTCAGGAACAAGATTAAGTTCATCAAACTCCATAGCTTTATCTTCTAGCGTTTTTCTAACATATTCATCATCTTCCATGACAGGAACAGAAGAGCAAACCACCTTGCAGAAAGAAAGTACACCATAATAATCATCATCTGTCAGTGGATTATCAATAGATGTAACAATAGAAAGGTCAACTTCTCCTGTCCATACTCTTTTACTATCTAGTCTAGGTCTTACACTTATGATAAAATCTTCTTTTCTTATTTGATTAAATACATTCTTCACTTTACTCTCCTCACTTTTTTACCTTTAAATTTTATAAATATAGGATGTTTGTTTTTACCCTTTTCTTTTAGCCAATCTTCAGGTATTATCCTGTCATAGTATCGGAATCCGTGTTTAATACACCACTCTGCGTATGTAGATTTCGCACCTTTACTTAGCTTACTTCGACTGTTTGTAAATACAAATCTAATATCTAGTTTAGGGTGTTGCTTCTTAATGCACAAGTGTTTTCTTCTATCCGTTGTTAAAAACCTTCCTTTTGTTTCTATTATTATACCATTCTTTAATATAAAATCAGGGGTATAGGTACGATAGGCTAAGTCTTCCCACTCTATCTTGATAGATTCGTATTCATAATTATACTTTATCGTATCAAGAGCCATAGAAATCTTATGCTCTAACCCACTCCTATACCCATACTTTATGGCTTCTCGTCTTACTTTATGAGGAGACACTTAGGCACTCTTGAGACTTATGTACTGCACCATCTTAGGTTCTTTAGCTTGAGACATTTGTGCAGGTAACTCTTTGAGAGTTTCCCAACATGCTTGTCTATAAGAACAGAAGTTACAGTTTTTATTTAGAACCATATTACCTGTTTCTTTACCTCTAAATGTTTCAGGTTCAGGTTCAAAACATCGTACTAAGTCTTTAGATTTGACAGCTTTTATAGACTGTTTGACTTTATTAAGTTCTTTATCCATGTCTATGTTAGCAGGAACATATTTAAATTGACCATTAGCTTTGTTGACAACCCACCAACCACCTGCTTTGTAGCCTGATGCTTTTGCATAACCTGCAAGTTGTCCTACATAACCAAAGCTATCTCCTGAAGCTAACGACTCATAAGAGTCAAACTTATACTTGTACGACCAATCAGATGCAGACTTGATATCGTCTACTGCTCCATCAACAACTAGGTCGTAAGAGCCTGATATAGTATTCTTGTCATCAATTTTAAGTGCTACAGTATCACTGTCTTTATAGTCTACTTTAGCTTCTGTGAGTAATGCCTTAAACACAGACTCGACTATATCGCCAATCATCATGTTCATAACAAACGTAGTGGGTCTAGGTAGTGCAGTCTCAGGTCTATTCTTTTCAAACCATAGTTGACATGAAGGTCTACCTATATTAGACATGCGTAACCTAAACCCATCTCGCTTATTACCACCTGCAAACTGACGTTTGAGTGCTTCCTTTATTTCTTCGCCTACACGATTAATAGTTTCATCACTCATTGATGTCAAACCCTTAGAAGCATTTTCTAAGTATTGACTAATCGCCAATTCACCACGATGTTGCATTAGGCTACCTCTTCTTCTATGTCAATAAAGTCACCAACAACAGAGTTGTCTTCTTCACTATGCTTTTGACTTGCTTGAGAATCCCACTCATTAATGATATAACTATTGTAGTTTTCTACCCAAGCTAAGAAGTTAGCAAATGTTTCTTGGTCTTCGTTAGATAATTCTATAGTCTTAGACATATCTAAACTAGCAGTAGGTAAGTAAAAACAATTACCATTAGGTAGTTTTCTTTCCTCTGTACCAAGTGTCACATTATGCTGAACAGGTAGTCTCTTCATTTGAGATAACTTCGTAAATGGCATAGCCATAATCTTGAAGGCATCTCGGTTGTCAATCTCCCATATGAATGGTTGACTGCCTACTTCAATAGGTTCTCCCTTTTCATTGGTTGGTTTAACTAGGTCAACCATACCAAAAATAACACGAACACGTTTTATCTGCTTGATAAGTTCCTGTGTCTTCTCAGGAAGAGATTTGAAGTCTTGAATATATCCTGATGGTTTGCCACAGTTGAAGCCACCCTGATTATCTTTCAAGTCTATATTAAGATTATCTGCCATAAGAGTTTTATGATATGTACCCATAGGCTCACCTGCTTTCGCAGACATATTCTTTACAAACCTTTTGTACATAAATCTCTGTATAAAAGGTCTTATAGTCGCAGAGGTTGCATAGATAGCTTTATCATCAGGTATATCTAATTTATAAGTACCACCTTGCACAACTTCTACATTCATAGACTTGCCTTGTACTTCTGCTTCACCCATAATAGGTGAATGATTTATCTTTAATCTAGGTAGAGTATTTGACTTCTTATCACTAGAAGTGTTCTCTCCTGCTATGCCCATAGCCTTCGCCATTGCAGCATAATTACTTGTATCTATAGTTACTAAATCACTCATTTAAGTTTTCTCCTTTATAAAAGTTTTATTGTTATATCATATAATGTCTTTGGTGTCAAGCCAATTATTACCTATTTTTGCTTCTAGTAGTAAAGGTACATTAAAATCAATGTTAAACTTACGATTAATAATACTTAGTAGGTCTTGATTAGCTGAATGTAACAGGAATAATACCTGCTTCTCCTCTTCAGGATGTATATCAATGACTATTGAATCATGCACACTGTTAACAACGCAAGATTTTAAAGGCGAGAGTAACTTATCTATGTGCATAAGTATAAGAGGAACAATGTCAGCAGTAGCAAAACTCTGCACAGGATAATTCTTAACCTGTGTAAAGTGTGTTATCTTACCACTTGCATACCGTTTAGCATCAGGAAATGCAAACTCTCTACCTGAAGGTATCTTTATCTTACCTGTATTCATAACTTCTTTAGCCAATTTGGTGTGCCATAATGCGATTCCTTTGTACTTTTCCGTGAAGTGTTTATAATATGTAGCCTGAGAAGGTGTCCTTCCAAATCCTGTTGCTCCATACAAGGGAGCAAACGTGTGTGCCTTCGCTTCTTGGCGAGATGTTTTCTCACCTGCATCACTAATAACACGAGCAGTATAACTATGCACATCAAATCCATCTTCAATCTCCTTCATTGCAGTTTGGTCTTGTGATAAAAATGCAGCAGCTCTGAACTCTAACTGAGCAAAGTCAGCTTCTAGAATCTTGCCACCTTTCCAACGTGAAACAAATACCTTCTTAACAGGGAATGTACCACCTCTAGGCATATTCTGCATATTAGGGTCAGCACCACTAAATCTACCTGTCGCTGTCCTGTGTTGTAATAGTCGTACATGCAACTTACCATCAGGCTTTATATGTGTCTGTATACCTTCGACAAAAGAAGATAGGTATGTATCTAATGCTGACAGTCTCTGTAAGTCAGACAGAAAGTTCATAGCACTAGTCATATTCTTTTGTTTAGCTATAGTATATAGTGTTCCTAGATTATTCTTATTGACACTAAAACCATTAGCACTAACCCATTTAGCATTGGGAGCATTGAATTTTAAACCACCTACCACCATTCTGTCAGGTATAAATAAGTAGCCACTAGAATCACATACGCTACACTTGGTAGGTCTAGCAAAAGGAGTTCCATCTTTCCTTACCTTTCTAACATGTCCTGCACCTGAACATGTCTTACATTGTTCTGCCTTTGTTTTATACACAATAGTAGACTTAGTAGCTACCATTTGTTTGTAGTCAACATTATCCATGTAGGGTGTAAAGTTATTTGCCCATAATGTTTTGTCTAAAGGCTTTCTGCTATATATAACCCAAGACATCTGTTCAGGACTATTAAGATTAATAGGTGTGTCTCCCATCAATTCCTTTACTTGTTTGTTAAGTCTTTTCTCTATGTCTTGTTTCTCTTGTTCAAACTGAACACGAACAGAATCTAGGGCATCCTTGTCTACAGTAAATCCTCTCTGATATATTCTAGCGAGTGTCGTAGCTACTTGATTAGTAAACAAGACAGTCTCCATAAGATTAGCATTGTCTACTGTATTTAGTCTTCTGTATATGGAATCACTTAGCTGTTGTGTAGCTTTTAAATCAGCAGATAAGTAGTCTGACAATTCCTGTGGGGGAATCTCGTCAACAGATACATTATTCTTAAAATATTCTTTCATTGTATCTTGTTTCTTTGTATCTAAGTCATGCCTAATCGCACATGCTTCCAATGATAATGGCTCTTTCTGACCACGTTGTAATATGTATTCTCCTAACATGGTATCAAAGACTGTGCCATCATATTTGAATCCACACTCCCACAACCACAGCAAATCGTGTACAATATTGTGTCCTATCAAGACTGTAGCTTCGTCTAGTAATTCCTGCACACCTGTGAAGTCATCTCTAAATAAATGCTCCTCTCCTTTATCTGTTAGGCAACCAACCATAACAAGTTTGTTGTTCTCTTCAAATGGGTCAAGGTGTAACTTACCACCTCTATGAGTAACGGTATTCTCTACGTCAAGTGTTAGCTTCATGCTGTATACCTCGCTGTCTTGTAGTCAAGTTCGCAGTGGACTGTACCATGCCAACCTGATAACTTATTCTTTACTATATTAAGATGTCTCTGTACATCTTCTTCATCTTGTCCTTCTACTTGTGGATTCTTAGCTATGAGAATCATAAGGTCAGCTTCAGCGGCTTTTCCTGTGCGTGAGCCTTCCATCATAGCTTGATTTAACACAATCTTACCTTCAGCTTCAGCAGACAACTGTGACATGTAAAAGACTGCACATTCATATGTCTTGGCAATCTGTCTAGCATGTATTGCATTAGCCTTCAATGCTTCATCAGGTCGTGAGAATCCACTTGTCCTAGCAAACTTATCTCCCATATCCAACACTAGAATGTCAGGCTTGTATGCCTTACACACACTCTCCACCCATGCCATGTCACGATTAGATGCGTCACGTATCTTGATATTATCAAATACAGGTTTATATCTTGTCTGTGCCTGACTAGGATTATTCTTGACTTCTTGTACAGTCATACCTGTGGCTGCCGTCAAGTATCTTGCACCAACTCTGTGATAACCTTCTTCGTTACAAAGAATTACACACTTAGCACCTTGATGAGCAAATCCATTTGGACTAGCTATAAGTGATGCATGGAAGGATGTCTTACCTGTATTAGGTCTAGCACCAACCTCAATCAAATGTCCTGCATTTATACCATCTAGCTTACGTGTCAGGCTAGGTATGTTAAATGTCCACCTAGCTTCTAAGTCATTCTTAGCAAGCAATGTCTCAATAGAGATATCATCCCACTCTATATTAAGGTTAGGTGTAAAATCATCCCCATACAACTCAAGAAGATTTCTAAGGGGTTCAAGAGAGGATTTAGCACCATTAACGTAGTCAAAGCCAAGATTAGCAATATCTTCCCCAACGACTTGCTGAAACAATTTAGATAATACTTCTTGTGCAATATCTGTTCCAAGAGGTTGCTCCTTCTTAATGTTATTAAACAAAGCAGAGTATCCTTGTTTCTGTGCAGTAGTCATTGATGGATTGTTAGCTAGAAATAATGCTTCAATCTCATCAGGTGTCACACTTCTCTCATAGATATCTATTGCTTTATCTAGTGTTTGTTTAATCTTACGTACATCCTTACTGAATAACCTGTCAGGGCATTTAGCACCTCTGTGGTCATCATAGAATGTTTTATCCATAAGACTTCGTATTAATGATAATTCCATGTTGTTACTCCTTTGGGGTTAGGCTCATTAAATTTTTTATGTCCGTAGGTGTACGATATTTTAAGTCGTCTGTCAATCTAATTATTTTTATATCGTTCACGTGTCCTCGTAATTCTTTTGCAAATGATAATGTCTTTGGCAAGGCATCAGGGTCAAGTGCTATAATCGCTGTTGAGAATCGTGAGAGATACTTCTTGTGAGACTCTGCCAATGACGTACCCAACACAGCTACCCCAACTAATACATCACTACCTACCACAGATGCACTAACACAATCCTCAACAACAACTGCTACCCTACCACATCCATGAACAAAAGGC